GATTTTGATGGTCTGCGTTCCATCGTGCCGTCAACCATACGATGTACAGTTGACAACATCTGTGCTGATTCCACAATCATCTTGACTACGTGCTTATCGCATTGCAGCTGAGCAGCCTTGATTGGGTTTTTATCTAATACAAATATATTCATAACTAAACTCCTTTAGCTTATTATAACACAGCTGAAAAGATATGTACACGGTTAATTTCACCAATTCCACATTTCTTCTTTCACTTCCTCTATGTGTTCATCTAACATGTTTTTATCTTCCTTTGCTTCCATTGACTTTCTTTGCTTTCCATCCTTCATACATTTCCTCTCATATCTTTTGTAAAATCTTGATTTATATTTCATACGTTCTACTTGCGATACTGGTCTCTTCATACGTGTTCCTTAAAGTAAAAAAGGCCATATTCACTAAAGTGATACGGCCCGTTAAAATTAGATTGAATTGATGAACATTTTATTTAAATAAACTGGGGAATGCCTCCTTAACAATATTTTCTGTGATACCAGGTGCTGGTCTTTTTCTGTTTACCATATTAATTACAACCTTTGCGTCTTTGGGGTGAATAGATTCTAATAAACCAATGTAAATCTTTTCTCGTTTAAAGGCTGGCATATCTTCGCGAATACCGCCTTTTACAATATATTTAAAGTCTACATTTTTTCTAAGTAAGTTTGATGGTGCACTCTCTGGCTTATTCGGCGTATATGGAGGTTCACCATCCGGAATGAGAAATTCTATTTTTGAATCATATGTTGCTCTGAGTACATCTCTTAGAGCCCATGAATCATGATCTTTTAGAACTTTTATTTTATCTGCTTTAAGTCTGGCTTTGCTAGCCGCTTCTAATATTTCATATATTAAAGGATTTGGGGGTAGTTTCATTAAATAAATTCCTGTACATTTTCAAGTAATAGTCTGCATTGTTTGGCAACCAAGTATGGAAAAACTTTACCTTTATTACCATATGGATCTTGGCCTTCAAACGTATTTATAATACCAGTTTTTACTGTATCTGGACATTCTCGTAGATCTATCATCTTTTTGTTACGTAAGTAGTTACGATATATTTCGTCTCCTTGAGACCTTGGATCTTCGACTAGTTGTTCACGTAACTTCTTGCGAAGTGGTGTTTGTCGTAGACCATCTGTGAATGTATTATCTGGTGATAGTACATTTGGCACACCATCTGATGTGTCACCTTGTAGAATGTGTTCCTGTAACGTAGTACGTGGATTCTTTTCTACAATGAATTTCTTACCCATAGGTGAGTATTGTTTGATATTTGGATAACGTTGTAGCTGTGCAAAGTCTTTATCGCTTGATACAATCATGACTTCTTCATACTTACCGAACTCTTGTGTTTCTTCTACAAGCTGTGCAATGCAGTCATCTGCTTCACAACCTTCGATATGCATAACTTTATATGGAAAGTTTTCACGTATCTCTTCACGTACCATAGAAGTAATACGAAATACTTCATCCCAATCAACAGATGATTTATCTCTTGTTTTCTTACGTGCTGCTTTATATTGTGGAAATACTTGTTTGCGCCAGTTACCACCTGCATCTGAACATATAACAACTTCACCATATTCTTTATTGAATTTAGTTCTATACATACGAATTGAATTCAGTATCATATGACGAATTATGTTCTCGTCTATTGCAAGCTTTTGTACCATAATATTGGCAATAGCAATACCATTATAATCTATAATAATCATTTATCACTCCTTTGGCATTATTATACCACAATTAGAAATGAATGTAAACCATTTTATTCAGGTAAAGTAACGATTCCGCCAGCTATGAGAAATGCTCTATTCTTTTCATGCTGTTCAATTAGATCGTCTTTAGATCCACCATGGTATGCCACGGCATGACCTTCTTCAATCATAATATCAGTAACCATTCTACCATCTGCAGTTTTAAAATCACCTAGTACTCGACCGAACTTACCACGTTCGTCTTCACCAGATCGATCTTTAGTTGTACACAATATACAATCCTCTTCAATCAATTCTTTTAATCTGGCTGATGCAGCCTTACCAAATACTTTTTCTATCTTATCAGATGTACGTGATTCGGGCGTATCGATACCCATAATTCGTACACGTTCTTTCTTTAACCAGACACCAAAGCCTAGATCGATATCCACATCAACTGTGTCACCATCTACAACTCTGTCTAGTTCGCATTTATATTCATACATTTTAGACTCCGAAACTTTCTCCGCAGCCACATTGTGCAACTGCATTTGGGTTAATTACTTTTAAATATGATCCACCTAATTCTTCTACATAATCAACGGTACAACCAAATACAAACATTTCTGCCATCGGATCTAACCACAGATTTTCTACGGTTGGTTCCTTATCAGTCGTACCCCATTCATATTGAAAACCAGAACAACCGCCGCCTTTAACAGCAAGTGATACGTTTGGTTTACCTACTTTCTTGAGATAGTCTTTTGCGTTATCTGTTAATTGTAATATCATTTTAGTCCAGCCACGTGTTTACTATGGATCTTACATCCTATAAAATTATTATAATATTCATCGCTTAATAATACATTACGATCAAATTGTTCTCTTGCTTCGAGATATCCCATAATGCCTTTCTTCTCGCATAAGTGTAGTATCTCTCTTTCAAATCTTTCTGCATGAGAAGTTTCAACTAACTGCTGCAGTTCTTCATTCGAACCATAATAAGTTTTCCAGTTAGATTCTACAACTTGTGTTCTACGTCGAGTCTTACCCTTCAGAGGTTTGAGCTTACGTGTGTTCCAAAATAGTTTCTTACCAACATATTTTTTATTAGTAACTAAATCAGTAATCAGATAGACGAATCCTGCATAATCTTTGGGAGCTTCATCATATAACTTGTTTTCATAATACCACATAGCATTATTTATACGTCGTCATCTTCCTTATCTAAAAGTACTGGTCTTGCTTCTGTACCACATATAGGGCAAAATTCTGGTTCTTGTTTTGATACTATGTGGCTTTCAGCGTCACAATAATCACATTCGATCTGATAAGTATTCATTAAAAGTCAATCTCACACGCTCCACCGGCACAAGCGATTGCGCCCATGGTGTCTACATCTGTATATTTCTTTTCTGTTAAATCTTCTTCCCACATAATAGGTGTAAAGTTCTTATTGATCTTTTCCCACTTATGTAATAGATGAGAATCTTTCAGACAGTATTCTGCCATCTTTACATCGGATTTACAATAATTGTCAGAAAAGTTGTGAAAACGGCGTACCCAATCACGACGTATAGCGTTGACACTATTATCCAGAGTGAGATCTTCTCCGTAGCCTTGAGCAGTTGCACAAGCTGACCAAAGGTTATCAAAAGCACTAAGAGCATCGACAACCAACCCACTAGCGAATATAGCTGCGGTTCCATATTTTTTTACCATTTCTTTTGCTGTTATTACACTAGTATTCGGCGCCTGATTGAAGTCTTTATCTCCAGTCATTGAAAGAAATGATATTCCAGCAAATGAATGTCTATTCTTAAATACATATTTTTCTACATCATGCCAATCATCTACGAGTATTGTATTAGATACATTATGTCGTACGCCTTTATCAGCACATAATTCTTCATTAGTTCCGGCATTTACCCAATGCTGTTGAACTAGTTTTACTTTTTCAAGATGATCAACACCAATTAGATCTTCTTTTACATAAGATCCTTTCTTTGGTATGATAGGAAACGATACAACAACATCACTATTTGTTGCAGACCATACACTATCTTCGACCATATAAGGATTTGCTTTTTGTATTGCCTGAGTTACCTCAGAATCTTTTGTCATTTGGACATTCCGTATATACATGTTTGAATGTTCTGCATGTATGCCAGATGCGGTCTGTAACAGAACGGATGCGTTTCCAGATGGTTTGACACAAGTAGTCCGAGCAGCAGGATTAATACCAAGTAATGCGGCAACTTCACGATTGACTTCCTTTACTATTTTAGCACCTTTTTCTAATACTTTCTTATCGAATAATACATCTGGATTATTCATCCAACCTGTAATAGAAACTCCGATTAAAGCTTCACGTGCAAATATTTTTTTACTTACATCTGATAGAAATTTAAAATCTGTATAGCCAGCTTGTAATGTACCAAGAATAGATCCTGCTCTACAAGCTTTATAGAAGTCTTCTGGTGTATGACACATACCACCATTTATTTCGGTAAGGTTACAACCTTGCCAACCAGATTTACCTTTGATTTGTGGATACATTCCAATCTCTACACAAGGATTGGTTGTGTGTTCTGTACTCTCAACGAAAACAAAACCTGGTTCGCCAAACTCACGTACTGATTCCATGATATGAGCAAACTGTTCTTTCGTTGTTTCGTCTCTTACAATCACCGCACTGTTGTTTGATCTACCACGTTGTGGATTATCAACAAACCAGTTACCGGTTTTTGCGGTCATCATTTTTTCGTCAGTAGGCGAAAATAAACATATAGTAGCAGAGCGCCTAACACCCCCAGATAAGACGGCATCAGCAGCATGCATACAAATATCATACACATTAATAGGTAATAGAGGTGTTGGGTTTTCATTGTTTAAAACTATGTCCTGTAATAAGTGTTCTATTTTATCAAGAGCAAGTCTTAAACCTTCTGGACCAGGTGCTTTGAATCCACCTGATATTTTAGCGCCTTTTGGACGTATGAGACTTAGATCAAAGTAAATTCTTCGACCTGCATATTCTTCGTGTTTACCACCATTAACAAAATAAGAAGACATAAGAACGTCTACAGAAGTTGCCCAACCTTCGATTGAATCTTCAACAACATGAGTCTTTGGTTGTTTAGTACGAACAGTTATCTTTGGTAGTTTCTTTACATGATGTGTCTGTACAGAAAAACCTGCACCTGCACCACATAATAACATATAAAATATTTCACCAAAAAATTCTGGACGATCTGCATATGTAGATGTACAATTGTACATTCTCATTTGATGTTTGAGAATTTGTTCTCCACCAAATT